GACAGCATAAAGGCACTCCAGAAAAAAGGGGCTTTTGTTATTAATTGGACCGGCGACGTTCGCGACACTATCCCGGCTTGGATGCTTAGATTTCCGGCGGACTTGACGACCTTCAGCAACAACCGAGACGTTAAAAACTTTTCGGGTAAATCAGCCTTTTTGCAAATAGGCTTTGATCCAAAGACATACAAGAAATGGGAGAACACAAAAGGCCACGACGTTGTATTTATGGGCAACGAGGCGCGAATATTTCCAGAGTCAGCCGCAAGGCGTTCAATGATCCAAAAGATCAGAGCCAACATAAAAGATTTTGCCGTTTACGGGGGTTATCCTGGAGCCGCCGGAAGTCTTAACCCCGATCCAAAAAACCCGTTTCCGATCCAATCACAGGAGTCTAAAATATATTCAGGCTCAAAAATCGGGATAAATTACAGTCATTACACAATTCCCCGTTATACCTCCGACCGAATGTTTAGAATGTTGGGCTCCGGGGTTATGGTCCTCTCTCATTATTACCCAGAGATCGAGGAGGACTTTGTAATTGGGGAGGACCTGGACGTTTTTAATGGCCACAACGAAATGATTAAAAAGATAAATTATTATCTTGAGCATGAAGAGGAGCGGGCCGAGATTGCGGCAAATGGTTATGACATAGCTCATAGGTTTTTTACTTACGAGAATATGGTAAAAGAGATTATTTGGCTTTATGAACAAAACAGAAAATGAAAACATTAGCTTACATTCCTTTACATTACGGGGCTAGTTACCTAGAGGCCGTATTGACAAGCATTAACCCGTTTGTCGATAAGACATTAATACTTTATTCATCGAAGCCGACATACGGCCACGGGGGCAACATTCCCAACCCAGACAGCAAAAACACCTTATTTGCGATATGTGAAAAGTTTGAAAATGTGGTTTGGTGGGACGTTACCAGATTCAATATTAGCCGTGAAAACTCACACCGTCAAATGGTTTTCGATTATGTCAGGCAAGAGAAGCGAGCGGGCAATAAATTCGATTTGGTTTTACCTGTTGACGCCGACGAGGTCCACGATCAGGCCAATATAGAGGAGTTATTACATACAGGCTATAAATCTAACTATCACTATCACAATGTCCGGGGCTCTCAATGGTTTCATTTCTGGAAAGGTCACAAAGAGGTGAACCGAGACGGGTTCGCACCTATGCGACTAATCAACCTGAACAATAACAACAACGCGACAGATCACATTGAGGTCGGGCGGATTTACCATATGGGTTACGCAATTACTCAGGCAGAAATGGAGTATAAACTATCTTGCCACGGTCACAAATCCGAAATAGCCTCCTCGTGGTTCACTAACAAATGGGCGAACTATCAAAAAGGCAAAACAACTCATTTGCACCCGGCAAGCCGCGACGTATGGATTGAGACTGAAGAGTTTGACGGGGTTTTACCTGATTATATGCCTAACCCTTACCATTGATGAAAAAGACCCTTATAACCGGGACAGGTAGAGCCGGAACTACTTTTTTAATGCACCTACTAACGGCAGTCGGGGAGAACACAGGTTTTGCACTACGAGAAGTCGAGTCGGAATTAAAGAAAAACGGACCTTTAAACGCCGGGGTTGAACACGGGTTTATGTCCCCCAGATACCAAAGAGCCAAATATATTAAAAACCCTCAGTTTGCCATAATTGAAAACTTCAAACAGGTCCAACCGCACATAGACAAAGTAATAACACCGATCAGGGAGTTAGGGGCAACGGCTAAGTCTAGAGAGTACATGGATCGAGTGACACACGGAAATTATGGGGGTTATTGGTTAGGGGCTAGAAACCCAGAGGAGCAAAAGACCGAAAACGCAAAGTTAATCTATAAGTTAACTCAGTATTTGGAGACGCAAGGCATAAAACACGTGTTCATATCATTCGAGAAAATGAGGATTGACCCCGTTTATCTTTATAGAAAATTAGAATTATCGGTTGGCTTTTTGGCTTTTGAAGAGGCATTTAAAAGCATAGTCGACCCTAATAAAATAAGATTTTAACAATGGAATTAGACTCAATAGAATTACCATACGGCCAGAATGTTTGGTATAACAAACCGAGCGGCGAACATTACAAGCTGTTAAACTTACTTTGCAAAGACAAAGATTTGGTTTATGATGTTGGTACTTATCGGGGTTACTCAGCTCTTGCAATGACAAGCGCGAAAAAGGTTATCAGTTATGATATTCAAAATCAAAGAGAGATCAAGAGACACCCGAAAATCGAGTTTAAGATAGGGGACGTTTTGGCAGACAGTAAATTAGTAAACGCCGATTTGATATTACTAGACACTTTCCACAACGGGCCGTTTGAAATGCAATTTTTGGAAAGACTCGATAAGATCGGATATAAAGGCGTTTTAGTCATGGACGACATAAACTATAACGACTCAATGCGGGAGGTCTGGAGATCAATAAAACACCGCAAAGAGGACGTTACGGAGTTCGGTCACTACACAGGAACGGGGATAGTTTACTTTGAATGAAACTTGCCGCAGTAATAGCAGACAGCGCAAAGATTAGCGAGGAGGTTATCAAAAGTCATTTAGACTTTTTGCCTGGTTTTGAGTTGTGTATCTTCTCGGATAATGTAGATAATTACCGGCCTAAAAGTCGGTTTTTTCTTATTAACCCGATGCGGTCTGTCTGGGATTACAACAACCTTTTAACCTCTGTTTGGTTCTGGGAGAAATTGCAGGATTACGACAGGGTTTTAATCTTTCAACAGGATAGCGGCCTATTACGTCCAGGCATAGAGGATTTTTTAGAGTGGGACTATGTCGGGGCTCCCTGGAGAGAGGGGGCACCTTGGGCAAGGAAAGACCGGAAAGGAGGTAACGGCGGTCTATCTCTTAGAAATCCCCGAAAATGCTTATCTTTACTACGGCGAATAAAATACAATGCAAGGATTGGTTATGAGGATTGCTATTTTTCACACCACCTAGACAAAATAGGCGGTAAAATTGCACCTTTTGAGGTTTGTCAGAAATTCAGCGTTGAGACTGTATATTATTCGCAACCTCTCGGCTACCACGCAATAGACAAACATTTAACACCCGATCAAGTAAATTCAATCCGCAATGCCTAATATTTTTGGCTCAACAATACAAATAGAATACCCGGACACTCTCGAAAACAGAGTTATTGTAACTCAATCGAATGTCGGGACAACGCTCGGCGGTACGATAGACAGTTCTAAGCAGTATTTTATCGATGGGTCGGTGAACATTACGGGCATAACTGTAACCGTTCCAAGTTCAGGCATATTTTTAAAAGGGTATAATCTTGACTTATCAGAGTTGGTTTGTTCAGATAACTCGTACACAATGTTTACAGGCGCAACAGCGGGAAACGTGTTCATTCAAGATTTATCATTAGAGGTTACGGGCACAAGCTCACAAGTTTTTAATCTTACAGATGCGACAGGTTTTAACACCATTGAGCTTGTAAGAGTGAACTTCAACAATTGCACAGCAATAGGGGAGATTAACGGATATCGTCAAGGACTAGAAAATAATACGGGTCGATTTGGCGGAACACCTGAAATGACACTATCGGGTACATGGCTAGGCGGTTATTTTATTGAAACGTCGATAGTTCGTAGTTTGACAGATGGCGGCTATTCGTTATTTAAAGCGGGTACTGCTTTCGTTATGAATAGTCGATTTAGAACAAATCAAAACATAGATTTACCTGCAAATGCTTCATATTTTGATTTTGCAGAATCTAATTTTGTAAACCCTTCAACACTACAAGTAACAGGCGCGTTGGTTTCCAGAGATGGTGTTATAGATGCGGGGGATTCAAACCTTACGCCGAACATTACACAAGCAAGTATAGTGAGCGCATGGAGCAATAACATCGGTATTGCTAATACTTTCGAGGGCGGCAGGCTAACCGTATCGAGTGAAAACTTAACAGTTATCGGGGCGGGCTCTACATGGTACACGTTAAACGCTATTTGGACAGCGTCAGCCCTAGAACATTTCGACAGCCCCGCAAGTGGTCAATTGCGGCACATAGGAAATTCACCAAGAGAATATAAATGCACAATAAACTTTGTCATTGAGTCGCAAGCAAATAACGATTTAGGGATAAGGCTACGAAAATATGACGATTCAGAGGGAACGTTTATAGATTTTGTAGAAAGACGCAGACAGGTAAACTCATTAGTTGGGGGCCGTGACGTTGCAATATTTAATTTTAGTTTTAACGTTAACCTTGATTTAAATGATTATGTGTATTTTCAGGTTCGTAATAACTCAGGGAATCAGAACGTAACATTAGAGCTTAATTCAGACTACATACTAGAGGAAAGGTAAATGGCAAGTAGAATACAAATAGGTAAAACCGTAACCGTAAAAGGGGCAAAGTATAAAATACAGGCAGGAACGGCAAAGGGTAAAAAATACAAAGCTGTTGCGGTTAATGGTAATAGAACGATTCAATTTGGGGCAAAAGGTTACAAAGCCGCTCCAGGCACAGACAGGGGAGATAATTATTGCGCTCGGTCAAGCGGCATAAAATCAAAGAGCAACAAAGCAACAGCCAACGACTTTGCCCGTATGTTGTGGAATTGCAGAGGTAAAAAATCTATGAAAAAATGATTAGCTGTTTAGAGAATTACATAGGACTTTTGAACGTAACGACTAACCCACTATCGGGGCGGTATGTTAACGAGTTGCCGGGGATTGATACCACAAAATTCGGGTTGGTTCGTAAAGAGGAGGAGGACAGCGTAACCACGGCTTGGGCTAAAGTTGAGTCCAGAGCTATTAGGCGTTTTGAAAAGAGCCTGAATATGTGGGCAATGAAGTTTTATAAACAATACTCGATAATCAACAACGTTGTTACGGGTAACTATGATAAGAACGAGGCGGCAAGCCAAAACGCTAATTATACAGGGTGGTTTTTTGATGGATCGAGCTATTACAAGAACGTTAAAATACTAATACCGTTTGTTGACCTTTACGCCTCTAATACGGTAACCTCCTCGATCAGAGTTTATAACGCCGTAACGGGGGACCTCCTGGACACGGTTAGCCACGATTTCACCGCAGGGATTAACCGAGTTTATATGCGGAAAGAGTTCCCGGTTTGGAAATACCCCAAACTCTTTGTTTGTTACGACGAGTCAGAGGTTCAAACCATAAAAGCCGACGATCTTAATTGGGGGTCTGGGATAAGCATAGCAACTAAAACGGTCCCGAAAGCGTCAAGCGTTGTAAATAACAACCTCTCAGGCGTTGCGGGTCAAGGGCTTATCGTAGCTTACAACCTGGAGTGTTCGTTAGATAATTATATTTGCCAAAGGCTAACAGTTTTCGAGGAGCTTTATATGTACGCTCTAGGCGTTGAGTTCTGCAACGAAGTAATACATTCGGACCGCATAAGCTCTTATACTTTACTAAACACAGAGGAGGCCAAAGAGCTAAAAACGTTCCTAGAGGGTGAATATGAAGACATGGTAAAAGGGACGTTAACCGGCCTCAAGATTGACTATAATAACGATGGTTGTTTTGAGTGCGACCGAGAGATAAATTATAAAATGATTATGCCGTGAATGATATTGAGAAAAATATCAAAGTATTAAAAGACATTTTAACAGGTAAGTTGCAAATGCAAGCAATCGTTACGACTCATAGTCTGATCACTAAGAGGATATTTGACGACGGGTTAGATGCAAACGACAGGCAAATCGGGACTTACTCAGCGGGATATTTAGAGACAAGGAAACGGAAAGGGCTTGGCGGATCGTCTAGGGTCAATCTCCAGTTTACCCAACAAATGAAAAATGACTTTTCAATAATAAAGCAAGGTAACCGGATCGGGTCAGGGTTTCAAAACTCGTTTAATAATGATAAGTCTATTTGGGTCGAGAACACTTACAGCAAAGACATTTTCAAGGCGACCAAGTCAGAGGCAGAATTTTTAGAGAAAGTAATACAAAAAAGAATAGATGCGGCAACTAGATAACGTATTCGATGCAATCAACGCCGTAATTCAGGCTAATTTGGCGGACTATGCGGCGGTCTATTACGGTCAAGCGGTATTGCAAGAGCGGGACGGTTTAACGTTCCCCATAGTCAAGATAGGAGCCAGAGAGGGCCAACAGATTAGCCCAATAGATACGCAAGGGCTCCAGTTCTACCACCGGGTTATTGACCACGGGGTCGACGAGGATAGCGGCAAAGGCTCGGCGGCTTATGCTTTCCACAACTACGAATGTACTTTGGTCGCGGTTGGGCACCGGAGTACGGTTGCGGTTGACTTTGATAATGATGATCAGGCAAACACGGTAATGAATATATTAGGCAGTAACCCGAAAGTCGGAAACGCTATTATCCAGGTGACCGGACGACCAGAAACCGAAAAGTCAGAGGTCTTGGGGACGGAGTACGCCGGCAACGAAAAGATTACGAAAAAGGTTTTAGACCTTTACGCTTTTGCGATAAATTACGATTTGAAACTAAGAGGCACCGGAGGAGGGTGTGCGCTATGACTTGGAAAAGACAAATGCCAATAGCCCAGGATTACGGAGGGCTCCCGGCGGAGATATTAGATATTTGGGGCATATTCTGGAACCCAAACAAGATTTCAGGCGGGTTATTCTGGTCAGAAGGAAAGATTGAAACCCGCGATAAATGGAATCAAGAAGGTTATCAATTAGACAACGAAGCTGATAACAGCATAAACAGAAATTTACAATGCAAAACAGGCGGCTATTTTATTGGGAATAGTGCGGGAACACACGAGAACAACGTAAGCCTAACAGAGCAAACGTTAGGAGACTTTTCTATTTCTTTTTGGGCAAAAAATAACGGTACACTTGAGCCGATTTTAGGCGACGCCAATACGGCAAATTCAGGGCTTTATTTTGTTGATTCTACAACATTTAGGGCAGTTGTCAATGGTTCTAATTATGATTTTACAACCGATACAAATACAGACTTTTTACACTATTTGATAAAAAGGGATTCGGGGGATTTATCTATTTACGTAAATGGTTCGTATGTTGATTTTGATATTGTCGGGACGACAAATTTTGTAATCAATAACATAGGCCAAGTAAATAGCACATTCGGGGATATCGATTTAAAAGATTTAATCGTTACGACCGAACCTTTATCCAATACCCAAATATTAGAAATTTATAACAATCCTCAAAAATATGCGGATAAAGGCAGCGATTTTGGGGCTACGATAATAGCAGACTTCAATGAAGGGAACGGATTCGATGGTGAGCCTGTCACTAATCTAGCTGATTTAGCTATACCTCTTACTTTGCAAAGCGGATCAACAGACAACATGATTGGCAACGACGCTCAAGTAGGTTCACAGCAAGTTTTGTTGAGTAGGAATTTATACTATTGGTTTGATGGGGTTGATGATTCTATCCTATACACTTCCGAATCATTAGCGAACAAAACAATTACTTTACGACTACAATATTTTGATACAGCCGAATATCAAGTAATTCAGCTATCAGATTCCACAAACACTGATAGGTTTTTGGCAATAACCCTAAACCATACATCGGGCGTTGATTTTGGTATAAGTACATGGGTCGGCTCAACATTTACTTTGCAATCTTCGAGATTTATAACTACTGGAAGTTGGAATAACGCCGAAATGATTACGATTGTTATTACAACAGATGCAAATGGTGATGTGAGCGGTTGCACTGTTAACAATGTTGAAACTACCGACGATGGGGTAGTCTCAAGATCAAGAGCAAACAGCGGAACGCCTCAAAATACGTTTTATATCGGTGCAAGATTAGGAAATGCTTTTGCCTATAAAGGCATAATAGATTACTTTAATTTTGATGATTCAATAGTAAGCTGTAACCATTTAGGATTCCCCAGTGGAACTATAAACGGTTCGCCAACTATCCGATTTCGTAACGAAACAACCTCTTCTCAAGACGAATACGGTAACGCTATTCAAGTAATTCAGAAGCAAGGCACGCTGAACTTTACGGGATTAGATTTAGTAGATAATATTCATGGAGGGGTTCAATGTGGAAATCAGATTGACGTTTGGGATGTTGTGGATGGAAGGGTTATAGCAGGATCGTTTACTTATAATGCAAATGGAGCTAGTCAATACATCGTTACAAATAAAGCAGGAAATGATGGATTTAATGTTCTTATTTTAGGCAGTTTAGATTTTGCTTATGTTAATGAAGTTGGCGGGTCACAAACTATTTTATCGAGCATAACACCTGTTGACGGTACTACTTATAAATTTGTAGTTGTCCACATTGGAACAGAAGCAGATATTTATATTACTGATATTGATTCGGATTTTCCTTCAACGCCAACAGATTCGGGAACGGTCGGGGCTATTGGGGGCGGTTCTGAAAGTTGTTTATTTGGGATTAGACCAAATAGTTTAACACTTTCATTTGGAGGCCTTATCTCAATACCTCAACTATACGACAAAGCAAGCATCGAATTATCAGAAATTAAGACACTGGCATATTATAATCAAAGGCTAATACAATGAACAAGACAAACGGAAATATAGCGTTTTGCATACCGCTATCAGATTTAGACGAACCTATCAAATCAAGTATGCGGGCGCAAAAGTTCGGACAGGTTCAGGAATGGAACGAGGAGACAGAAACGTTTGATGATGTGGCTAATCCGACAAATGCGCAATGGATCGCAGATGCACAACGAAAAGGCAAGATTGTCAAGAGTCCGAACGTTAAAACTTGCAACGGGCAAGATTTTTTTGTGATACCGTTTGATTTAAGTTTAATTAATAACGAAATTGAGGACTGGAAAGCAGACGGGGCAGGGTTAGCGGCCCCCAGGTTCTTTATCGGATCGATTGAGGAGAGCAAAAACGGGGTAAGTTCAGGAAAACACGCTTTTAGTTGGGATGAAATAGAATAGCTATGAAAATAATTTACGTTCCCTTTATGTTTTGGGCGGTCGATATGGTTTTAGATGATCAAACTATGTGGACCCGGAGAAAAGAAAACATTAAAATATATGAGCGTAAGTTTAAAACTATGATTATGCGGTCTAAGGTCTGGTTTATAGACTTTGGGGCGGAGGAACATTGGCGTTTTTTACATGAGCTTTGGCACATGAAAACGCAATCAGAAGGATTAACCCGCCGACAATGGGTCTGGAAGTACATAAAGAAATTTTGGTTTTATGAATACGAGGCCGACGATTTCGCCAACAAGAACCTGAATAAACGCCCCTTTGAGATTTACGACCTAATCTATAAAACCAATGAATGATTTACTTAACTGGATAATTAAACACTGGCCAGAACTTGCGGCGGCTGTTGGAGTCGGCGGCGGCGGAGGCCTTGCAGCTAAAAAGCTAACCGACAAAAAACAAGATCAGAAGATTTCTAAACTGGAGGAGCGAGTCGATATTATGGACCGAGCTATTTTAAAGGTCCAAAGCGACATAGAGACTAATACCAAGTTCGACCAGGAGTTCAGAAATCAGGTAGAAAGCACAATGACAGACGTTAAAAGCCGGCTCGATTTGATCCTGGACCACTTACTTAACAAGAAATGAGCCGCACGATAAAAGGCGAAACGGTCCAAAAATACCTAGACGGAAAATTCGCCGATCTTCCTATTAACACACTTGCCTTGAAAATCTACAAAGAGAATAGTTTATTATTCCCTAATAAAGAGGCGGTAAGATGTGCAATTAGGTATTATAAAGGTAAAATGGGTCAAAGCAATCGAAAAGCAGCCACCCACCCGACAGCAAAAGGGGAGGAGGCTATAAAACACAATATCGGCAACCCTTACCATTTGCCAGAGTCAGACGAGGAGGTTTGGGAGCCTTTTATATTGCCGTCGGGTAAAAAATACTTGGTTCTCTCCGATATTCATATACCGTACCACACAATAAGTGCGGTTACGCTTGCACTAGAGAAGGGCAAAAAAGAAGGAGTCGACGCCATATTATTAAACGGGGATATCCTAGACGCTTACAGCCTGTCAAGATACGAGAAGGACCCACGCAAAAGGCGGTTTTCTGAAGAGTTACAGGCTTGCCGGGAGTTTTTAGGCGTTCTCAAGAAAGAGTTTGATTTACCCGTCTATTATAAGTTGGGGAACCACGAGGACCGATACGAGAGCTTTTTAAGGCTCAAAGCCCCAGAGCTTTTGGATATGTCCGAGTTTAAATTAGACGTCCTCTTAAGGTTCAGGGAATATAACGCGACACTAATACAGGACGACAGGGTTATAAAAGCCGGTAATTTGAACATATTACATGGGCACGAGTTCGGGCGGTCCGTGTTTAGTCCTGTAAACCCGGCAAGGGGTTATTACATGAGATCAAAGACTAACACCCTTTGCGGCCACAACCACCAGACAAGCGAACACACCGAGCCGAACCTAAACGGCAAGATTACAACAACTTGGTCGACCGGCTGTTTGTGCGAATTGCACCCCAGATATATGAGAGTAAACAAATGGAATCACGGGTTCGCAATTGTTGAGATCGGGAAAGACGGCAATTTTGAAGTTAAGAACCACCGAATTATAAACGGAAAAGTTAGATAAGATGAGAGACATTAATTTAATCGTTACGCATTGCAGCGCAACCAGAGAAAACGAGACGTTCGGTATTTTAGACCTTACCAAATTACACGTTGAGAAAAACGGGTGGTCGGATATCGGTTACCATTTCTATTATACCAGAAACGGCAAAGAGTACATTTGTCGGCCAATTGAGCGACCAGGAGCCCACGCCAAAGGCTTTAATATTGACTCGGTCGGGTTATCTTACGAGGGAGGGTTAGACGCTTCAGGAAAGCCCAAAGACACGAGAACACTACAACAGAAAGCCGCAATGGCTAAAAGGATCGACCAACTAAGGGCCGTTTATGGTAACGTCCCGGTTGTAGGCCATAGGGACTTAAGCAAGGACAAAGACGGCGACGGAACGATTGAAGCAAACGAGCGTTTGAAAGAGTGCCCGTGTTACGAGGCAATCGAAGAACACAACAACGTAAATACTCTTAAAAAATTCTTAATTCACTACATCAATGGGGTTTCTAGGTAGATTACTCGGCAGTCCGAAAGCATTGACCGACACGGTTAACGCCGTCTCCGACGGTCTGGGACAATTCATTTATACTAAGGAGGAAAAGGCCGAGAACACGGCCAAAGCAATAACAGAGGGTCGGCAAATGCTTATAAAGTGGATGGAGACGACCCAGGGCCAGAACTTAGCTCGCAGGCTCATAGCCTTGTCAATTACGGCAATTTGGTTGTTGATGTTTGTTGGTCGAATGGCTTTAGGTATTGCCGGGGTTTGGCTCCAGGGGGCCGAGTGGGACGACTCAGCGCAAGTAATAGGCGACAACATCGAGCAAATGACCGGGGCGGTTATGTTGATTCTAGGGTTTTATTTCGCCTCTCCATATTTAGGACAGATAACAGGCGTTGCAATGGACAAGTTCGGAAAAAATAAAAAATAATTTTTTGTTGTTTTTATAAAAAACCTTTTTACCTTTGGGCTCATGGAAACTATCGATTTACAGGGCCTAATAGACAAAAAGGGGCTCGATAAAAATATGTTGGCGGCGGGACTATTCCCGCATCACAAGTACCCAAAATTGGCGTTGACGCGGGTGTTAAGCGGCGAGGGCGTATTAGATGCGGACCAAATAAGCCGTTTAGCCGCCTGGGTCAATGAGCCTATTTCCGCCCTTTATTCTGGGGGTTGGTCCTCTAAACCAGAGAGCAAAAACATAATCACTTTTAACAATGGAGACTTTACAGCAAAGTTGGATCTGGACACCTGGACCACTAGAGTATTTCACAATAACAGGATATTACACGAGTTTTTGTTACACTCTAACACCGTAACCCTGAAAGAATATATTAACAAATTAGACGAACTAATAAAATGAAAATCACACTAGAATTAAACCCTGATCTAACAAAAGAACAAGCGGAAATGGTGGCCGAGTTGGCTAAAATACTTGTTGGTAAAGGATTAATGGGTAAAACAGAAGAACCAAAAGACGACAAACCAGAAGAAAAACCAAAAAGGAAAACCAAGGCAAAAGCCAAAGAGACTCCGGTAATACCAACCAAAGAGCCTGAACCACAACCAGAGAAGGCGGAGCCAACAGTAGATTTGGCGAAGGTTAGAGAAACGCTTGGAGGCGTTATTAAGGACAAAGGCAAAGAGGCTAGGGACAAAGCAGCCGAAAAGCTGCAAGAGTACGGGGCTAAAAACGTCTCAACCTTAAAGGCGGAACACTACGCGGATTTTGTGGAATTTCTGGAGAGCCTTTAGCCATGGGTCACAAACAGAGAAAACACGCCCTTTTGTCGGCGTCGGGTGCCTCTCGTTGGATCAATTGCCCGCCGTCGGCAAGGCTTGAAGATACAAAGCCCTCCGGGTCCTCAGTCCATGCGGACGAGGGGACCTTGGCGCACGAGTTAGCAGACAATCAATTAAGGTTAGAAAGCTATACAGGACCAAAAGGAGGAAAGGCTAAATTCAGGAACGAGATTGAGAGGTTGACTAAACACGACCTTTACAAAGACGAAATGCAAGGGTATGTTATGCAATACGTCGATTTCGTTTTAACCGAATGGTTGAATGCTAAAAAGACTTACGGGAGTGCGGAATTATTGGTTGAAGAGAAAACCGACTATTCTTATTTAGTGCCTGAAGGGTTCGGGACCTCAGACGCTAATATAATAGCCGACGATACTTTGCATATTGCAGATTTGAAATATGGCAAAGGTGTAAAAGTAGACGCCTATCAAAACTCACAATTAAGGCTTTACGCTCTAGGCCTCCTCCATAAGTTTGAGTTGCTTTACGATATCCAAAACGTAAAAATGACAATCGTACAACCTCGATTAGATCATATAGACACCGAGGAACTAACCGTTGAGGAGTTAAAGCAATGGGCCGAGGAGATCGTAAAGCCGGCGGCAAAGTTAGCATTTGAGGGCAAAGGAGAGTTTAAGCCTGGGGGGCATTGCAGATGGTGCAAAGTAAAACCAACTTGTCGAGCTTTGGCAAATCATAACTTGGAGTTAGCCAAGCAAGATTTTGCAGAACCAAACGAACTGGAGCCCGGAGAACTTGTCGAGGTATTGGCCAAAGGGGAATTATTGGTTGATTGGTTCAACTCAGTTAATAGATATATGCTCGACGAGGCGTTAAACGGGACCTCTTACCCAGGTTATAAGATTGTCGAAGGTCGCTCGGTCCGCAAATGGAAAGACGAGGCCGCCGCAATTGACGAGTTGGAGGTTATGGGTTACGAATTGGATCAACTACAAAACCACAAGATTAAAGGCATAGGAGAGATTGAGAAGTTGGTAGGTAAGTCGGAATTTGCTAAATTGGGACTTACAATAAAGCCACAGGGCAAACCAACTCTTGTGCCTGATAGCGACAAACGCCCACCGATGAACGGGGCCGAGTCAGCCAAAAAAGATTTTTCATAATTAAAATAGACGTAAAATGAGTGAAACAAAAGTTATCACAGGTTTAGTAAGGTTTAGTTACGTTCACGTATTTGAACCTCACGCGGCTCAAGAGGGCCAAGATGAAAAGTATAGCGTTTCTATAATTATCCCAAAGGATAAAAAGGACACGTTAAAAAAGATCGAGGCGGCCATAGAGGCGGCGGCAGAAAACGGAAAGTCTAAGTTTAACAACAAAGACCCGAAAAAAATTAAAAAGTTTCATTGGCCACTAAGAGACGGGGATGAGGATAGAGACGAGGATGAGGCGTATCAAGACGCTTTTTTCTTGACGGCGTCCTCAAAGCAAAAGCCCGGTTTAATTGACGTCGATAAAGACGAAATTTTGGACAGTACCGATTTTTATTCGGGCTGTTGGGGCCGAGCGTCGATTACCTTTTTCCCGTTCAACAGTAGCGGTAACATGGGTATTGCTTGCGGGCTTAACAACCTCCAAAAGTTAAAAGACGGAGAGCCTTTGGGTGGACGCTCCAGGGCCGTTGATGATTTTGCGGACGATTTCGAAGATGACGACCTTTTAGGTTAAAAGATATTGCCAGACGGGCAATCGGGGTTTTGGTAGAACCTCGTTAATTTTCATAATGCTAGGTTTTGAGCCCCGGTTTACGTGGTTGTTTTCCGGGGTTCTTTTTATCTTTTAACCAAATGACAGAACTACACATAGACATTGAAACTTTCTCGTCTGTTGATATCAGGGCCGCCGGGGCTTATAAATACGTAGAAAGTCCAGACTTTGAAATTTTAATGGTTGCGTTTGCCTATGACGATAACCCGGTCCAACTAATAGAGGGGGACAGTTTACCGCCAGAGTTTATAAAAGACCTCCAGGACTCAACAATTAAGAAATTTGCTCACAATGCCGCATTTGAGCGGTTGGCGTTTAGGGCTTACGGCATAGACAGCCCAATAGATCAATGGTTTTGCACCGCCGTACATTCGGCATATTGTGGCCTCCCAATTCACCTGGACGGAGTCTCTAAGGCTCTCAACTTTACAGAGGATAAAGCCAAACTCTCAACAGGAAAAGCCCTCATTCGTTATTTCTGTTGCCCCTGTAAACCCACAAAGACCAACGGCGGGCGGGTTAGAAACTTACCAGAACACCACCCCGAAAAGTGGGAGCAGTTCAAACAGTATTGCCGTCAAGATGTTGAGGCAGAACGAGAGATTGAGAAGAGATTAAAAGACTTCCAACCCACACAGTTTGAACGGGACCTTTATATATTAGACCAACAGATAAATGACAGAGGTATTTTAATCGATACCCAAATGGTTAAGAGTGCCTATAAAGTAGATGGAAATTACTCGGAGGTTCTTTTTAACCGTATGCAAGAAATTACAGGGCTAGAGAACCCGAACAGTCCGACACAGCTTAAAAAATGGATTAGCGAGGCCACCGGAGAAACAATCGATTCATTGGCCAAAGAAAACGTTAACGACCTTTTAGCTGAAGATACACTAACGCCGGACGTTCGGGAACTCTTGACCCTCAGACAACAAGCGGGAAAGTCAAGTATTAAAAAATACACCGCTATGCTAAACTGTCAATGTTCAGACGGTCGAGGGCATGGATTTTTTCAGTTTTACGGAGCCAACAGAACCGGACGTTGGGCGGGGCGTTTGGTCCAATTGCAAAACTTACCGAGAAACTATCTCCCAGACTTGACCAACGCCCGCGAAATGGTTAAAACTGGAGAATATCGAAACGTCGAATTAGTGTTTGGTAATGTCTCGGACACTCTCAGCCAATTGATCCGGACCGCTTTTATTGCCCCAAAGGGCAAAATATTCGCCGTTGCCGACTTCTCAGCCATTGAGGCCAGAGTAACCGCCTGGTTAGCCGAGGAGACTTGGAGGTTGAACGTATTTAACACCCACGGTAAAATCTACGAGGCGTCGGCGGCTAATATGTTTGGCGTTCCTATTGAGTCAGTTACCAAAGGGTCAGACCTTAGACAGAGGGGCAAGGTTGCCGAGTTGGCGTTAGGTTATCAAGGCGGAGTCGGGGCTCTTAAAGCAATGGGAGCGGATAAGATGGGTTTATCTGATAAGGAGTTAGAGGACATAGTACAACGTTGGCGGAGAGCAAGCCCGGCAATTGTGCAATTGTGGAAAGATTTAGAAGGTTGTGCAAAACAATGTTTAAGAACCAAACAGGCGGTTGAGTCCAGACACAGAGGCCTAGTTTTCGATTATGAGAGTGGTTATTTAACTATTAAATTGCCCTCCGGTAGAAAGCTGTTTTACGCCGAGGCTCAACTAAAACGTAAAGTGATTAAAAAGCCTAACGGCGAGAGTTGGGAGGCCGATTCGATAGTTTATAAAGGCATGGACCAGGTTAAAAAGGTCTGGACACGGTTAGACACTTACGGCGGGAAATTGACGGAAAACCTAGTCCAGGCAATAGCCAGAGACTTATTAGCTGTTTCAATGATCAGATTAAAAGATTTGTTTAAAATTGTTATGCACGTTCACGACGAGGCAGTTTGCGAGATAATAGACTATAAGCCGGTGACTCAATTAGAGACGATGTGCGAAATTATGTCCAAGCCGGTAAATTGGGCTCCGGGTTTGCCGCTTGCCGCCGATGGGTATTTGACAGAGTATTATAAAAAGGACTAACCAAATGACAGACGAATTATTAGACATTGCGACCGCACACGGGGTAAAATCGAAGAAATGGAAAAACCAAAAATTATCTTGGTCAGAGATCGAGGATAAACTACTAACGCCTCACAGAACTAATGAGACTTACAAAGAGTTTGTTAACGCCTCAAAGACCGACCAACTAAAAATTAAAGACGTCGGCGGATATGTGGGCGGTTACCTCAGAGGGGGACGCCGTAAACCGGAGAACGTAGTACACAGACAACTAATAACCCTAGACATTGACGAGGCCCATTTAGACTTTTGGTTAGATTTCCAAATGTCATTTGACAATGCGGCGGTTATCCATGGCACACATAAACACAGTGAAAAAACCCCTCGTTATCGTTTGGTTATGCCTTTGAGTCGGGAGGTTAGCCCCGACGAATATATGGCCGTCGCTCGTTACGTTGCGGGCGTCCTGGGGATCGATTATTTTGATAACACAACGTTTCAAACAGAACGTTTAATGTTTTGGCCGTCCTCCTCTAAAGATGTTGAGTATTATGCCGAGAGCCAAAAAGGGCCTTGGCTAGACGTCGACGACATTTTAGAAAACGCCTATGTTGATTGGACCGATTCGTCGAGTTGGCCGACCTCCTCAAGTGAGATTGAACGGGTTAAATCTGGGGTAAATAAGCAAGAGGACCCACAGGAGAAAAAAGGATTGATAGGTGGTTTTTGTAGAACCTACACAATCTCGGAGGCAATAGATGAATTTCTAAGCGAGGAGTACACACCGGCAGGAGAGGATCGATACACTTATGTAAACGGCTCGGCAGGTGCGGGCTTGGTGGTTTACGATGATAAATTTGCATATAGCCACCACGGCACCGATCCAACAAGCGGGCAATTATGCAACGCCTTTGATTTGGTCCGCATTCACAAATTCGGCCACCTGGACAGCAACCAGAGGACCGACAACGTAACAAGCCTTAAAAGTTATAAGGCAATGACGGAGTTTTGCACCGAGGACAAAAAGGTTGTTAAAACAATAGCCCTGGAGACGGTAACGAGTGCCAAAGAGGATTTTGGAGATTTCGCCGAGGAGGTTGAGACAGTCGAGGCGGTCCCTGTTGAGGAATATTCCGACGATTGGTTAGAAGATTTAGAGTATAACAACAACGGCCAAATCCTCAACAGCGCGAAAAATATAAACCTGATTTTCAATAACGATCCTATGCTATCGAAAGCATTTACCGAGAATGAGTTTGATAAGCATAAATACGTTTTAAAACGCTTACCCTCAGATAAAGACTTTAGAGGCCGCAGGAGGTTACGAGAGGTCGATTTAGCAGATATCCGGATTTATATTGAAATGATTTACAAGATCGTAAGCCCTTCAAAAATAGAGGACGCTTTACGTTCGGAATTTTCTAAAAACAGCTACAATCCTGTTAAAGACTATCTCGACTCGTTGGTCTGGGATAAAACGCCAAGAGTCAACAAACTGTTAGTTAAGTATCTAGGAGCTAAAAATAACGCCTATTCGCACGCCGCAATTAGAAAACCGCTCGTTGCCGCCGTTGCTCGGATATACAACCCAGGCACAAAATTCGATTTGGTGTTAACTCTTGTCGGGGCTCAAGGTACGGGAAAGAGTACGTTTATAAAACGTCTGGGGGTTGATTGGTTTTCTGATTCGTTCCATACTGTAAGCGGCAAAGAGGCATTCGAGCAACTAAAGGGAGCCTGGGTTATAGAAATGGCTGAACTCTCAGGGGTTAGAAAATCAGAGGTTGAACAAATCAAACACTTTATAACTAAGACAGAGGACCAATATAGGCCGGCTTACGCAAGAGTCGACGAGACATACCCCCGGCAATGTGTATTTTTCGCCACTACTAACGAAAGAGACTTTTTGCGGGACCCTTCAGGCAATAGGCGGTTTATGCCTGTTGATGTAGAGGGGGCCAAAATCGAAAAGTATGTGTTCGACGAGGGGGCTTTAGATCGAGAGGAGATAGACCAGATTTGGGCCGAGGCGGTTACTATGTGGCGGAAAGGTGAAAAACTGTATTTAGACGGAGAGGCCGAGAAACTAGCCAAGATCGAAAGAGAAGAACATACAGAGAAAGACGATCGCGAAGGGTTGATTGTTGACTATTTAGAAAGGTTATTACCTGAAGACTGGGACAACCTGGAGATACACGAACGGAGAAATTACCTAAACGATCCGTTGAGCCCTTCAGGAAAGATAGAAAGAGAGGTCGTTAGCGTTGCCGAGGTTTGGTGCGAATGTCTAGGGAGAGAAAAACACGACCTCAACCCGTTCAACGCCAGACAGATAAACAACATATTGCGAAATCTTGAGGGTTGGGAGTTTTCCAAAGGCAGCCGGAAAAATATAAAGCCTTATGGCCAACAAAGATATTATTCTAAAAATAATTTTTGTTAATTATTGAAAATAAGTTTTATTGCGTTATCTTAGAGGCCATGTACATTACAAGCTAGTTTAACTTATGAAAAAAGAACTAGAAAGCACCAAACTATCCGACACGCAAGGCAATGCTCTTATACAGAGTGTTACATGCCGTTTTGATAAGGCGTGGGTTGGCAAATGTGGAAAAGAAGCTGATGAAAGTGGATTCTGCGAAGAACACAAAGGAATAAAATGTGTAAGCTGTGGAGCACAAGCGACAAGAGAGTGTCCTGAAACAATGGGGTTAGTATGTGGTGCTCCTTTGTGTGATGATTGTGAACATACTATACAAAGTAATGGATGCAATAGCGGTGGAGAATTGCCTGACGGAATGAAAAGCCACTGTAAAAAGACAGAACAGGTTAATAAGCCTTGGTACATGGATTCTTAAATGGCATGTAACGCTAAGTATAACAAATTTTAAATTATGGAACAGATAGAACTAAATATTAACGGTAAAAAAGCCCTATACCATAGCGAAACAAGGATAGTAACCTTCTGCACTCGTAACGGTGTAATGATGGAAAATGAAGTGCCAAAAGATTGGGCTTTGACACGAACATTTCAATTTATGGAAAGCCTAATAAAAGCCGATAGTGTAATAATTTAATTTGTGTTATACAATGTTATTGTGTGTTTTAATGCACTTTAATGAATAAGCTATGAAGCGTATGAGGAACGAATATGATTTTATAACGGGTGTTGTAGCCCGTTTATTTAAGCACCGCCACAAATGGCAGGTAAGAGGTAGAAGTAGATACCAAAACGCCACTTATAGAGTATGCTTGAAATGCAGACAAGCCCAAAAATGGGAAGGAGGTTTAAACGGTAAGTTTGTAAACTGCGACCCCGTACCCGAATTAGACGCTCAATTTGATGAAAATGATAACTACATATTCAATCACTAATGGGCTACAACGCTTAGGCTAAGGTTAGTAGCCTTAATTACTGACCATTAAAATTATAACAAGACCTTACGAGGCTATTAACTTTAGCCATTGTTAGGCACTTTTAATTATGAATTATAGTTGCGAAGAAGAGTATAATGAAGCTATGAGTGGACAAGCCGAAGCTGAAATGATGGCACAACAAGCCCAAGCTGAAATGATGGCACAACAAGCCCAAGAGATTTACGAAGAAGTAAAAAAGTTGGAAGAACAAAAGCAAGAGATACAAAACCAGATTGATGAATTGTTGGGGCAGTTGCCTTAATTGTGCCTAACGGTTTTGATAAAATGAGTAAGGGGTCACTACTGAGGTTCGACTGGCGGTTGCAAACGCAGAGTAACAAGTCGTTAACTCTTTCGGAGAGAGCCTGTACCCTTGTTCTTTTTATCTTTTGTTATGTGCTTTTTTAATTGCATCATAACGACCACTTGTATGATTTCGGTTGGCATTAATAGCACTAGATATGCTTACCGAACTAAACTTAAATAAATGTGCAAAGGTTGGAAATACAGCTTAACAGCCAACTGAATTATACAAATTGTTAGGCGTAGTTATTATGGAAATTTATATAAAAGATACAGACGGAAAATTACAGGAAACAACTCTTTTTGATTTAATGGATAAGGCTTTAAGGAAAGCAGGGTTTACAATGGAAAACGGAAGTTGGAGTAATGAAAACCATAATTGGATAGGAGTAATTCAAGAAAGCAAAAAGTCAGAACAAGTGACAACCAACATTACATTTGAAAATGATGGCAACACAATTACTGGTTTGAATGTTTACGCAGCACCTATAAAAAGAGTTGTGGACGATGACAATAGTAGGCAGGTGGTTTAATTACGCCTAACGCTCCTTGTAAACACCGTTTTAACAATAAAAATTACAAATATGAACAAAGGAAAAACATACGCAGAAAGATATAATGTAAGCACTGATGAAAATGGTGTTTTACAAAATGTTAGGCTTCCGTTATTAACTGTTTCAGAATGTGAGGAAATAGTAAGACAAATACAAGGACAGTGCTACATTAAAACAAATGGTGATGCAACTATAAGCATAACAGGTATTAGAATGATTGCAGACAAGATAAAAGAGTTGGGCAAGTAATGAAGCCTAACGAAAAAGCTATGGTGCGTATCCCGAAGGGTATGCAATATAGCGGATGTTACCCACCGTACTTATTAATTTGAAAATGAGAATTTTATGAAATATATGGGAAGTAAAGCGAGGTTTGCAAAGTACATACTGCCAATAGTATTGGAAGGTAAGACAGAAGCACAGACCTACGTAGAGCCATTTGCTGGCGGAATGAATATGATTGACAAGGTAGAAGGTAAGCGAATAGCAAACGATATACACAAGGAGCTTATTGAAATGTGGAAAGCCCTTGTTTGCGATTGGCAACCACCACTAACCGTAACAGAAGAGCAGTACCGACAAATGAAAGCTAACAAAACAGGCTACCCAGTAGAACTACTTGCCTACGTAGGTTTTAATTCGTATGGGGGCAAATGGTTTGCAGGCTACCGAAGAGACAAACAAGGTAAAAGAGATTATTGGAGAGAGCACTACAACAACATAATGAAGCAAGTGCCAAGTATGAAAGGTGTTGAATTTAGAAACTGCTCTTTTACCGAACTTGAAATACCACCAAACAGTATTATATATTGTGACCCCCCATACGAAGGCACAACGAAGTACCGAACCAACTTTGACCACAGCCTGTTTTGGGATTGGTGTAGAGAGAAAAGCAAACAAGGACATAAGGTGTACATAAGTGAATATAACGCACCGAGCGATTTCGTTTGCGTATGGCAAAAAGACGCAGTAAGTACCTTTGGGGCAAATGGCGAAACGGGTGATACGAAGCACAGTACCGAGCGGTTATTTGTGTATGGTGGGTAATGAAAAAGCTATGAAGCGTAGGCGATAGCCTATGATTTTATAGCGGATGTTAGGTTTTAGTTTAATTTTCGAGCGATGGCAAAAACGGATTATCAAATAAAAGAAGTATCTAAAAAAGAAGCTGGCACTATACTTCTAAAGTACCACTACTTAAAGGATATATCAAAAGGGTTTAAAAGCGGTTACAACTACGGAATATTCAAAAATGATATTCTTTTAGGTGTAATAATATTTACTGGCTTCCCTGTACCTGAACTTGCAAAAGGAATGTTAGGACTAGAAAGAAACCAACAAGAGGGGCTATTTGAATTAAGTAGATTGTGCTTAGAGCCTGAAATACAAAAAGATGAACATAATCTTGCAAGTTGGTTTGTTTCAAGGGCTATAAGACAATTAAGGAAAGACACTAGAGTAAAAGTTATATTAAGTTATGCTGATGCGGACTTTCACAATGGCACAGTTTACAAGGCTTGTAATTTTGATTATTACGGGCTATCCGCACCTAAAAAAGACTTTTGGATAGAACAACCAGACGGAACGTATAAAAAGCATAGCAGAGGTAAAACAAAAGGAATTAAAGGTGAATGGAGACCAAGAAGCAGAAAACATAGATACTTAATAGTTTTTGATAAAAAACTAAACGTGCGGTGGGGAAAATTAAATTAAACCTAACAACCGGCTATAAACACCAATACCAAACAACAATGAACACAATATCAAAGACTTATGGTTTGAAATACCAAATTTCTTTTGCTCCTGAATATCAATTTGAAGGAAAGAAAAACGGCAAATGTTTTAATACCAAAACAGGTCGAGAGATCAGAAAAGTTGTGAACGGTGGGAGTCTGGGGTATTGGATTAAAAGCAAGTTTTACACGGTCGGCAACCTACGAAATAAACTAGAATTAATAACAAAACAAAAAACACCATTTTAGACGATGGACACGAAAACCAAAATTAGAATGAGAGCCGTTCTTGGCGAGGTTGAGAACGAGAGAGTTAGACAGAATGAGAAATGGGGGCTCCAGGACCACAACCCCGTCGAATGGATTGCGATATTGACCGAGGAGGTCGGAGAGGCGGCCAAAGAGGCGGTTGATATGCACCTGGAGAACATTAACCGAGTCAAGCAATACCGAAAAGAGGTTATACAGGCCGCCGCCGTTGCGGTCCAGATGGTCGAGAGCCTGGACAGGCAATTAGAGCAAGAGAAAGACGAGAGTTTACCAGGTCGGGTAATACTTGACCGTATAAAAGACCTCCAGAACTCAAGGGTTAGGCGGCATTGGAATAATGAATATTTGGACATTATCGACGACGCCAAAACCGAGATTGAATTATTGTTAAAAGAGTCGGGAGGTAGAAAATGAGTGAACAAGAGAAAAGAGCGGACAACATGGCAAAAGCCTGTAAACACGTAAGGAAGAAACTCGGTTATCCTGAAGGTGAGACCGGGCGGGCATGGGTTGGGCATCAACCAGAGTTAGAGGGGGCGGCGTTCAGAGAGGCAGAAAAGATGTTTGGCGTTGATGCTACAAACGTTGTTAAGATTATAACTATCGGGATAAAATGACAGAAATAGAGAAAAACTTAGAGAAAAAGTTAACCAACCGTCTTGCTAAACTTGGCGGTTGGGCTGTTAAGCTCTTGGCGGTCCATATTACGGGGTTGCCAGATAGGCTGTGTTTGTGGCCTGGGGGTCGGGTTGTGTTCGTTGAAATGAAGTCAACCGGAAAGACTGTTAGACCCTCTCAAGCGGCCATACATAGGAAACTTAGAAATATGGGTTTTAGAGTTGAAGTTATTGACTCGACGAAAGGAATTGATAAACTTTTTAAATTGATGGAGGGATGAACGAGTCTAACCTTCACGACTACCAGAGACACGCCGTCGAACGGATTGTTAGCACTCCGAAATGCGGGTTACTTCTGGAGATGGGTTTGGGTAAGACAGTATCGACGCTAACAGCGATCAACCGATTGATCTATGAAGAGTTAGAGATATCTTCCGTTTTAGTGGTTGCTCCTAAACGGGTGGTTGAGTCGGTTTGGGCCGAAGAGGTTGAGAACTGGGACCATTTGCGGCACCTGGAGGTGTCAAAGATTATCGGCACGGAGCCTAAACGTAAGCAAGCTCTCAGGCGTAAAGCAGATATTTATTTGATCAGTCGGGATAACGTCGCATGGTTGACGGGCCAATACGGCGGGTTAATGTTACCGTTCGATATGTTAGTAATTGACGAGTCGTCTAGCTTTAAAAATCCTAAGTCTATGAGGTTTAAGGCTCTCAAGCGAATAGCCTTTAATCGAGTTGTTATATTGACAGGAACGCCGGCACCCAATGGGCTAATTGACCTCTGGAGCCAAGTTTATTTACTTGATAAAGGTGAACGTCTAGGTAAGACGATTGGGGCCTATCGAGAACGCTATTTTAAGCCTGGACAGCGCAACGGGCATATTGTCTATAATTACAAAATCCGGGACGAGGGAGAGGCGGCCATACACAACAAGATCGATGATATTTGTATGTCGATGAAAGCGGTTGACTTTCTGGATATGCCGGAGAGGGTCGAAAAGACTATTAGGCTGAAAATGCCAGAGGACGTCAAGATTAAGTATAAAGCCTTTGAGAAAGAGCAAGTTTTAGAGCTTATGCAAGGAGAGATTACGGCGGTTAATGCGGCGGCTCTTAGTAATAAGCTCTTGCAATTTGCCAACGGGGCGGTCTATGATGAGGATAGGGAGGTTCACGAGGTCCACAAAGTTAAGTTAATGGCTGTTGAAGAGATTATTGAACAAGCAGGAGGAAAGCCCGTTTTAATAGCCTGGACGTACCAACACGACCGCGACAGACTACTAAGACACCTCAAGGCTTATAAGCCCGTACAACTCAAAGGAGAGGCCGAGATCAAGGCCTGGAACAAAGGCGAAATACAAGTTTTGATGATGCACCCGGCAAGCGGAGGCCATGGCCTCAACCTCCAGGCGGGGGGTAATATAGTCGTTTGGTTCGGTCAGACATGGAGCCTGGAGTTATACCAACAACTAAACGCAAGGTTATACAGACAGGGCCAACAGGCGGACAGAGTATTTATTTATCATTTGGTAACCTCTGGAACCTTAGACACGGACGTTGTAGCGGCTTTGGGGGCTAAGAGCGGACGACAAGAGGGGCTAATGCAAGCTATAAAGGCAAGATTGAAAGAATATAGTTTGGATTTGTTAGGATAAGTTATATTTGTAGGAGTAGGATAATTAGGTACATTCGTGTTTTTTTTAATACCTCGGTTTCTGTCATGCCGGGGTATTTTTTTGCAGTTTTATTAAAAATATTTTTTACAAATAGTTGAAAATTAATTTTATTGTGCTATCTTTACACCATAACAATAACACGATAATACAATGACAAATCAAGAAATTTACAACCTAGCAAACGAAATGACAGAGCAAGAAGCAAATAACATTGTGAGGGGTTGGGAGATTGACGGAGAAACTAAAAGCCTAAAAACTTTCAACTCTTTAGTAAGATTGGGAGACTCGAAACAACTTGCTTGCGCTACTGTAATAGCTGATAAAATAAACACTCTTGATAATTACGGCGAATATTACAAAGCATATTGTATCTAATCTTAAATCGGCCCCGCTTCAGGGGCCTTAACTTTTAATAACAAATGACAGAATTTAAAAAGACAGTAAGGTATGCTCTCCAAGAGGGCGAAACAGTTATTGAGGTTGACAGCCTCGAATTTGATAATGAGAAAGAGTTAAACAGGTTCTTAGAAAACCTTTATATGTATCGTATGCGGCTTTCTTTTATGTCTGTCGGCGAAAGGTTTAACAAGCTCTCAGACGGGTTTAGAGCCAACAGGAAAGACCTCCTTATGAGAATGACTCCTAAACGTTCAGCCATTAAGGCAAGCGAGAAAAACAGGTATTCATTGAGAGTAGATATCGAATGAAGTTATCAGAAATAGACAAATCAGAGGCGGCATTTCTGGAGGAGTGCCGCAATGATCCCGAACTAATCAGGCTTAGAATCTTGGCCGGGGGAGCTTTCGGGTTAGTAGTTGTCGGGTTTTTAGGCCTGGGGGTATTCCCAAATTTTATGATTTTGGTTAACCTTTTCAATTTTTTACTGATAAAATGGCTGTTGTATAAAAGACGAAAAAAGTTAAAATTTAATTATTTCATGTTGAGGGGCGTTTAGCCCCTTTTTCTATAGTCTTTCTATATTTTGTAACTCTTTGATAATCAAATACCTATAAATAGAAAGATCATACAGATCATATTTTATATAAAGAGTGTTTTTAGAAATAAATAGGGTGTAGTAAATATAATATTATTTATATACTGTAATTTACGAAATATACTCTTTAAGGAATTAACGATCTGTATGATCTATTTTTCCATAAAACACTGATAATCAATAGGTTATCTAAGATCATACAAAAAAGCATGATCTTTCTAGTCCTATATACAAATTATATCCTAATTTTACGGTATGGAAACTCCAAAACATGGTCTTTTTATGATGCGGGATATTTACGATCTTGCCACCGAACACGCCGAGAAAGAAAACCTCGACACCATAGAGGTTATCAAGGCAGCGTTTGAATATGGAGAGAGGGACAAAAAACTTAGATTTAGTAAACCTATAAAGATGTTAAGGGTTACCGACTCAATGTATAAATATCTTGATAGCTTTGGCAACAAGTCCGCTAATCTTGCGGCCTCCCAGTTAGTTAAAGGGTATCTAGACGCGATTAATTACATACCCCCAAAACCGAGGACAGTTATTGCAGTGCCAGAAACGCTTAAATTTGAAATATCAAGATTGGCCTTTTTGTTAAGGCAAGCCCAACCGGACATAATAGAAAAACTTTACAGGGAGTGTGAGTTTGAAACCTTTGATAAAAATGAGTACGGGGTTTGCAGTACGACGTTAGCCGTTGAGCCTTTTATAAAGAGGCAATTAAAAATAAAAGCAATCGACAATAAGGTTAAATTGTGGCAATATTTAGCGGGATTGCTTGAAGGATATAAGACAAATTTATTGCTCCAGTAAAAATGAGCTTAAAATGAATAATGAAAACCTGAAGCCGATCAAGCCCGGAGAGGTCAGAAACCCTAAAGGGAGGCCCAAAGGAGCAAAGAGCCGAAAGACAATAGCCAAGAAATGGTTAGAGGCTATGACAGCGCAAGAGAACCCGATAACCGGTGAGTTTCAGAACCTTACGCAAGAGGACCTAATAACCTTGGCCCAAATAGTGAAAGCCAGGCAAGGGGATACAAACGCCTATAAAGCATTGATTGAGAATGTTTATGGCAAACTCAAAGAGGAGTTAGAGATATCCGCCGGTCCAGGCACTAAGCAACTAAACATAGTCTCGGCGTCTGATTATCTGAAGAACAAAAAGGATGATGACATAGAGGATGCACAAGTAATTGAGGACGACGACGATTTATTGAAATGATCATAAACGATAAATATTTACCGTTAATCCACAACACCGACAGGTTTTTGATCCTTTACGGCGGGGCCTCCTCGGGCAAGAGCTATTTTGTAGCCCAAAAGATAATAGCCCGAATGTTGACCGAATCGGGGCACCGCTTTTTGGCTCTCAGGAAATTTGGAACCACGGTTAAAAAATCCATATTCCAGGAGCTTTTAGACTGTTTAGACGTTGCCGGGATTAGAGGGGATTTCAAAATAAACCAATCAATCGGGAATTACTCGTTGACATACAAGCGCAACGGCAATGTTATTTACTGTCTGGGTATGGACGACCCCGAAAAGATCAAATCGATCAAAGGAATTACGGGAATGTGGTTAGAGGAGGCGACAGAGTTCGAGCTAACAGATATCGACCAATTGAACTTGAGGATTAGAGGCAAAAAGCCTAATTACGTCCAATACATTTTATCGTTTAACCCGATTTCAGAAGATAATGAGGTTGTTAAACGCTATATCATAAATAAAAATTACAGCAACGCGACTGTTATACACTCAACCTATAAAGACAATTTATTTTTGTCTAAAGAGGATGTCGAGGTAATAGAAAGTTATAAAACCACCAATCAAATCTATTACGATGTTTATTGTCTGGGCATTCCTGGAGTGGTTGACAAATCAAATAAATTCCTTTACAACTTCAACCGGGACGAACACGTAAGCGACGAGGGAGGCTATCAAGCAGACAGAACCCTAAATCTATCATTCGATTTTAACTTAGAGCCTTTTAGCTGCATAGCTTACCAGGAAACGCAAAACGGCATTTATGTATTTGAGGAAATACAGAGAAGTAGTGATATTTACGATATGTGCGATTACATAAAGGCCAATTACCCAAAGGCTTTTTATGTAGTCACAGGGGACCGCACAGGCTACAACCGAACGGGAACGGTTAGGGGTAAAACCTCGTATTGGTCGATAATAAAAAAAGAGTTAAATTTAGCCAATGGACAAATTAGGCTAAGAGCTAAGAACCTGGATTTAGTACAAAGCCGGATTTTATGCAATGCAGCTCTGAAGTTTAAGAACGTTCTGATCGATCCGAAATGCGAGCAATTGATACAAGAGGCCACCTATGCGGCGGTCGATGATAGAGGAGAGCTAATTAAGGACCGAAAGAAAAACAAATTAGATATTTTTGACGGGTTTAGATACGCGCTCGACGCCAAATTCCCTGAATTGATTAAGTCACCAAAACAAAGACGATAATGGAAACAACCGAATTTTTATGGGCAACTGAACAAATCAACGCCCTTTTACGCTTTAAAGAGAGGTACCAACAAGCCTTATTAAAATCTCCTAAAGACGTTAATATCACTCTGGAGATTAAGAAAATTGATAACGATTTATCAATACTCCGGCCAACCCTGGAGAAGTTCCACAAAGATATGATTGCCAAACATGAGGAGCTTTCCGGTAAAAGGTTTAAAATCATTAGACCTAAAGAGAAAGTTAAGGTTGTAGGCAATGAACTAAAAGCAGTTTGACATGGAAGAGGATAAATTATATCAATCTTGTATGCCGGCTTTGTTCCTAATTGCAATCGGCATGGTTGCCGGCTTTTGTATGGGTTGCCTTTTATTTTTAGCCTTATGATCCACATTGACACCGAAATAATCGAGCTAAGATTAGACAACCATAGAATTAAACTAATCTTTGAGGACCCCGAGGGGTATTTAACGACGTATGTAAAAGACGGATTTGCAACCAGGCAGAAAGCGAGAGCCGCCGCCGAGAAAAAGAAAAATGACATTCTTCATAATTAATATTTTGTTTATACAGGGCTTGCAATTCAGCTTTAAGCCGGAGAGCATTTTAGGCCCTGTATATCTTGCCTATTTGGCAAACTTGAACCAATACCCGGCGGCAATGTGGCTCGTAAAACCTTTATTCGTTTGCGCTCCCTGCATGGCCTCTATTTGGGGTTGGTGTTTTTGGCTTACCGGGCTCCCTTGGTATTTATACCCTATTTGGGTAATATGCCTAGCCGGAGCCAATGTTATAACCAATAAATTATTAGACAAATGAAACTACCAAAAGGATTTAGTGATATAATAGCCGTTTTAGTGCTGTTATTCCTGTTTGTAATATTAGTTATTGCCTCCTCTTGCAGCCCCAGATACTATCCGGCCAAAACGGAGTATTGCGGGGGCAAAGAGTTTGTTTTATCTGATACGACCGTAACGATTGACGGGGTCAGCTTTGAGGTCCAATCCGTCGCACACGGCCACTATAGGAGCTACTACAAACTAAGAAACGCCGAGGTTGAATACCGACCACCATACGGGGACAGAACTTATGGACATTTGAAATATTTTGCATCGGTCAACGGGCAAAGAGGGCATTTAATTTATGGGTGCGAACTATGAGATTGAAAGACGCCATACAAGACGAGATAGTGTTAATAATATTAATGTTATTAATCTTGTTGGTTATGATTACCTCAGGTTGCCAAACAGTCGAGGCGGCCCGTTACGGCTCCGGCTTTAACATAACAAGCGGGCACCCGGTCAAGGCTTACACAGAGTTTTATTTGAGCGACAGCCATATTGTCGTCGGTGCAAAAAGATTTGAAGTTAAAAGATCAAGCCATACACGAAATTCTAGCTTTTATGATTGTGGAACTTTCCAGGTATTGCACCAAAGGACCTCCGGCATAGTGACCTTTTACGACAACCAAGGAAACGAACGAGCGGTATTGCTCAATATTAGACGATTATGAGACTATTTAAGAAAAAGCCAGAAAAGATAACGGCTATCCACCCAGACGTCAAAAAGCTAGTTAGTAAAGTAATAACAATCGAACACGAAGGGCGAAAGATTGATTTCTACGAGTTCAATACGCTGTTTGATATGTCGGCTCGTAGGTTTACCGACATGAATAACTTTTTGGAGAACAAACGCCGGGGGATTGATAACGAAGAACTTAAAAAGGCTTTGGACGAATCGATAGAAGGTTTAGAGTCTAACGATTTGAAGGGGGTAACTAACTCTTTGATTGTTCAAAAATACCTAAAAGCGCGACTAGAAATATCTGAAGACATTGATTTGATCATGAGGGTTATCAGTTGCGCTTTTTTCACGAAAGACGAGGATTTAAGTTATTACGACTGGGATATAGGGACCTGGAAAATAGAATTATTCGAGAAATCAGGACTGAAAAGTTTTTTTTTGACCAAATCAGTGAGCAACTTTCTGAAGTCAATCGGTTCGTCGCCGGACAATATAAAGACCTCTATCGAACTCCGGCAAAAGCTAAAACATTCCTTGAGGGAGTTAAACAAAATGGGGATATTGTTAGACAGTACGTCGAGCAAGAAAGCAGACTAAGCCAATTTTACTTATCTTTGGGTAACAATGACCCAGAAAAGGCGAAATTTATTAGCTCTTTGTCTGTTATAGACTTTCAGGAGTTCTTCAAGGTGTATAAAGAGCAAGCCAAAAAACAACGAGAGCAAAATGGCAATACGAATAGAATACAAAGTCGACGACAGCCAGGTAAAAGAGGCTGAAGAGGCCCTAAAGGCTCTCAATATTGAAACTAAAAAGGTCGAGGACTCAACCGACGACCTGGGTAAAACCTCCAAAGATGTGGGAAAAGATATCGGCTCCATGGCCGACAGTGTTAATATTGCGGGTATGTCTCTCGGAGACTTAAAGGGCAAAGCCGGTCAAGCTGTTAGCGGATTAGGTAACATTGGAAAGTCTCTCAGGTCCTTGAACGGGATCATCAAGGCGTCTGTAATTGGGATCGTTGTAACTGCAATCGTCTCTTTAGGCACCGCACTAACCAAAACGACTGAAGGGTTAGGGTTATTCAATAAAGCCATGGGTGCGGTTAACAATGTAGTTAACACAGTCATTGCAAGAGTTGGCCTATTAGGCAGGGCCGTAATAAAAGTATTTCAGGGAGATTTTAGCGGGGCGGTTGATTTAGCCAAACAGTCTGTTGATAATCTAGGGTCCGCCCTGGTTGAGGCAGCCGAGAAAGGGGCCGAACTTGCAGAAACCCGAAAAGAATTTGAACGATTAAACCGGGTTAGCTCTTTACTTGTCGCCACCCTAGAAAACCAACGGAATAAACTAGAGCAACTAAGAGACGACGCAACTTTAAGTTTTAAAGCCAGAGAGCAAGCCGCTTTACAACTCCAGAGAGTCGAACAACGTATTGCAGACGAGAATTTAGCCGTTGCCCGCCGTAACCTTGAAGCTTTCGAGGCTGAATATAAAGCAAGCGGGTTAGAAATAGTAGGATCGGCACTCGATACGCAAAACGAACTTAAAATAGCTTTGGCCAATGCCGAGGCAGAACAAACCGCAACAGTTGCGAACGCCCAAAGAGAACGTAACCAATTAGTTCAGGACCGACTAGAGCGGGATTTAGACATATTGATAGACGGACTCGACCGACAAAAGACAATCAACGAGCAGCAATTAGCAAGCGACCAATTAACCTTTGAAGAGAAACAGAGACTAATAACAGAAACTCAAGCGTTGGCGGATAAGTCATTTGAAAGACAGGTTGCAATAGCTGAAGAGTTAGCGGGCAAAGAGATTGCAATCAACGAGCTAATCAAAGAGTCCGACGCAACAGTTCTATTGGAGAAAATCAGAGCCGCCGAGCTTTCAGAAATTGCAGAAGGTAGAATTCTAGAAATTGTAAACGAGAGAAAGCAACTAGAGGCAGATTTGGCGGTTGCACAAACCGAAATAGAAATTGAGCAAATCGAGGCAAGGTTAGAGGCTGAAAAATTAGCGGCTGAAGAAAAAGCAAGATTAGAGGCGGAGTTAGCAGCCAAAAAGAAACAATATCAGATGTCGGAACTTGAGGGGGCTCAATTTGTGACCTCTCAAATAATAGCTTTAACGGCGGAGACGTCAATGGTTGGCAAAGCAGCCGCAACGGCTCAAGCTGTTATAAATACCTATCAGGGAGCGACTAAGGCACTGGCCACAATACCGCCGCCATTCGGACAAATAGCGGCGGCGTTAACCATAGCCCAAGGCTTGGCAAGCGTAGCCAAAATAAATGCTGTTGAGTTGCCAAAATTCGCCGACGGGGTTATTAACCTGGAGGGCGGAGTAAGGGGCAAGGACTCAATCCCGGCAATGTTGATGCCCGGAGAATCCGTTATGACTACTCAGGAGACAAACGACTTTTTGCCTACTCTGTCAGCTATCAGAAAAGGGGACATTGCACCGGAATTGTTAAACGGAATTGTCCAGGGTGGCGGCAATACTCAGGTTATTGAAGTACCGAGAGACAGTTTACAGATCGATGAAAACGGCTTTACGCTTAGACAAGTTCGGAAGTCTTACAGGCTCAGTAAAAAATTAAATCGTTATCGATTATGAATTACCGATATTCACTAACTTATAATTCGGTAACTACTGTATTGGCCGAGAACGAGGAGCCGGGAGGGATGACAACCTTTCAATCTAAGTTTCAAAGAGGATTTCAAGGCGACGGCCAAACAGAATTTTTAAAGACTCATGGGGTCTTTTTTGAGTTTTCAAACGGCGACGTTCGATTAGACTTTCCAGGCACCGGGCGGGATATCCTTAAAAATGCAAGAGACATAGACGGCTTAAAAGCGGTTGTACGTTTAGACATTGAGTCCAGAGAGTCAGAGTTTGACGCTTATGTTACGGAGTTCTCAGGCAATGCAATAATCGAGAACCTAGAGATAAATAATCTTTACGCCTCGGTTGATTTTGAGGAGTTGAGCGTATTAAAAAACATAAAGGACCGTTACGACGTCAAGGTTGATTTAGCAGCCACAGAGGATTTAAACGGGGAGTCTATTAGCTCTTTAGCAACCGAAACAATTACGTTCCCTCGTATCGATTTCGTCTCCAGGTTGATAAATTCAGGAACTTTGGCGGTTGTCGATACTGGAGGCGGGGTAACTTTTGACAATGAGACATTTAACATTCAATTAAACGAGGTCCAGTATAACGAGACAACAGGCATAAAAGAAAATAATTTTACACTCGTTGGCTCGGACGACCTTTGGATGGGTAACCGCTTGTTATTGTCACCAATGGCAGACGCCTACAATAACACGATCGAGTTTGACGGTAATATAAGTTATTCGGGTTTTGGCGGGTCTGGGGCTACTACTTATGTGACGATAGTCATTAAGCTAGAAAAGCGGGTCAATAACGCAAGCACTACAACTGTTGATTCTCAATCTGAAGTAGTAACGGGCACTCCGGCAACTCTGATTTATAGCTTGTCCGACACGAATGTCAATACAGACGACACAGTTGAGTATTATCTTGATATTGAGTTTACGGTAAACACTAACCCGCCGGCGGATATCACGCTAACTATGTCGTCCTGGATTTTCGAATTACAATCTTCAGCCGGGGGAAATTCGACAGCAATAGACGCTTTTAACCATGCCGACGCAATCGATCAGAATTTAAAGGTTATTAACAAAGACTTGAATTTAGTTAGTGACTTTCTCCAGACTGATTTTAGCGGACTATTTGAGTTCAACGGCTACGAGTTACGCAATATCAACAAATCTAATCTAAACTCTCTCAGGACCAGATTAGAAAGCCTGAACGGTATGTTTAACCTCGGCTTTAACCTTGAATATGATTACACGGTTGCTGATTATACCAATTTCAGGTTAGAAAAGGCAGAGTATTTTTACCAGAACGTAGAAATGCTTGATTTGGGCCAAGAGTATGAGTTAGACAGCTACTCCGAGGAGTTCGTTTCTGAAATGATGCTAAACCGGGTTTCTATTCGTTATTCCAAATACGCAGACGATGAAAAGCGGACTAGTTTAGAATCAATAAAGGAATATTGCAGCGAGGTTGAATACAGTCTGTTAGATTACTCCATTTCTGGGGTTTACGACCGGGAGATTGGGGTAATTACAAGCCCTATTTTGATAGCGGACGCAAAACGCCAAAGGTATTTTGCAGAAGATAATCAGTCTGATAAATACGACGACGATTTATTTTTACTTGACACAGTTACCAATATACCTGTTGATGATTCAAACACAGGGAGCATTTTAACGTCTGGGATAAACGACCAATATGACTATAATTTAAGGTTGAACGTCCGGTTTTGCTTTTTCAACCACGGCCCGGTATTGAACTCAGTATTTTTTGGCAGGGACCTTACCGAGACATATAGAAATGATTTTTTTAAAATAGGCAATACTCTTAAAATTGCTTATGCAAACAGTTACGGAACGATCCAAGTTGGGGACGAGCGCAAGTTTACAACAGCAATAGACGCCCCGCAAATGGACGATAATTTTGAAACGGGAGAGGTTATTTGGGGGGAGAGGCTTTTTGATCCTATATTTATTCGGTTCAAAACCGCAATGACTGCAAGCGAGTACGACCAAATAAAAGAATATCACAGGACCGCCGACAATGCCAAATCTTATGGGTTTATTACGATTACGGACCCAGACGGAGAGGATAAATGCGGGTGGCTAATAGATTTAACCTATAATATAGTTGATAAAATAGGAGAATTTACGTTAATTAAGAAAGCAACGGATTATTTACCATAATGGCACAACGTAAAAAAATAACGTCTAACAACCCTTTAAAGTGGAATAAGGTAATAGGGGATTTAACCTTGAGTGAGTTAATGTCGGGAGGCTTGCCGCCTGAACAAAATCTTTTTGATCTTGACGCCCCGGTTTTGGCTTTGTCAAGCTCAACCTCCTCGACAGTAACGTTGTCATGGGGTGCCGTTACGAATGCCGATACTTATACAATCCAGGAGTCGAGCGACGGTATAACCTGGGCGAACCTAAACACAGTCACACAGTTATCAATAACAGACGGAACGCCACCCTCGCCAAACGCTTATTATCGGGTTAGGGCTAATAACTCGGTGAAAAATTCGAATTGGTCGAATGTTTTGAGCCTTACCAAAAAACGCCTTAATTATAACGGGAAGTCTTTAACTCAAGAAGATTGGACAAGCGCAGTTGTGGTGAATGATACTGTATTTGCCACAAGATCAACGGGTGTATTGGTTAGTTATAATTACCAAAATAACGACAATTGGTCACCACTCGACACGTTAAGCGGTTTAATTGATCCTAGAAATTTAGTACAAATCGACAACCAGTACATAACATGTCAAACGCAAGGAGGTATAGTTATTTTCGATATAAGCGATCCGACAAACATATCGCAAGTAGAAACTGGAAACGGCGGGTTTATTAATAATGGTTTAGCTATTAGTGGCAGTTATCTCTATGAGGTTTCAGAAGCGGTAGACACTCTTTACATTTTTGACATTAGCGACCCAACAAACATACCCGCACCCTCAAGTTTAGCAGATGCAACAGACAATGGAAAATACGGGGCTTTATCCGTAACAAGCGACGGGAATTATTTAATATCAGACGGAGTCCAAGGGTTCATCATTTGGGATATATCAACGCCTTCGGCCCCAGTCAAGGCAGATTCACTGGCACAAACAGCGATATCAAGCAGCGACGGAACAGGTTGTCTTATTAGCGACGACTATTACATTAGGAATGGGAATGTTTCGGGAGAATTTGAAATATACGACATTACAACAAAAACCTCCATATCATATTTAACTAATTTCACAGCGGGGTCAAACCTCATAACACATTCAAAAAAACTAAATGGCGATTATGTTTTCCTATTTGCGGCAGGTGAAAACTTTGTTTATTCAGAATTTTTAGACGTTTCTGCGCCCGCCTCCCCTTCTTCTGTCATTGGTGACTTTGAATTAGAAGACGTTGACAGGTTAAACGCGCCCGCTATTTATACTTTTGCTGATACAAATATCGATTCCTGGATTATTTGCACTGAAACAACAGGTTTAGTCTGGTATGATATTTCGGCTACTGAAAAATATTTTGAGATATGAGCAACTTTAACCAATACAGCGAAGTAAGCAACCCTAATTTAGTTATGGTCGGCGGCGACAATTTTGCGTTTTATGCCAACCTCGACGAGCTAGAGGACGACGGTAATTTTGCAAACTGGCATTTAGATTTATTATTCGAGGTTAATAATACCTTCAGCGTTGCGGTTAATGACATAGGAACACTAACGCAAGACGTTATTAGTGGGTCCGAATATAGGTTTTACTCTTCTTTTGTTGTCCCTGATAACTTAACGCCTGGGTGCTATCGATTAGCGGTAATAGATGAATTTTACGATCTAGTTAAATATATCTCGGCTCCGATAGTTTATAAAACCTCAACCGATTACACAAAACTCATAAGATTTAGAAATTCTAAAAATATTCTAAATTACAATTATGAAGGATTGCCGAGTTTCTACAACTCCTTTAGAGTTAAGAACCTAGACAGACAACCACTAAACCAAGTCAACCAAACAGGTTATGACCTAGTCGACGGATCGTTTAACCCGGTTAGGACAATATTAGGCCAGACGTTTGAGTTTGTGATATCTTGGGCCGATGCCGATAGTCATCAAGGTTTTGAAGCGGCGACAATACACAGTAACTTTGAGGTTGGAGATAACAACGGTTGGAATCAATATATTAGAAATTCGGACTATCAGATTGATTGGATAGACGACTATCCTTTGGCAGACGGGACAATTAGGCTGCAAAAGAAAACGACATACTCAAGCAATAAAGCGCAATGATAACTTTAGAAGAACTTCAGGCCGGCGAAACCGCACAACTAACCGAGTATATTAAGCTAACGACTCAAGGGGCGGAGCCTTACCGGCATAAATATTACGACGAGACGGTAAGACACGCCGAGAATATGGGTATCCATGTCGAGGGGTTTGAACCCTATAAACTTCTAAAGCAGAAAAGGCCAAACGAGCCGGAGCAATTAAGAGATTACAGGCTAAACAACTGGAAACCGGTCACTAAATCGGAATCGGACAAAGTCACTAACACAGTCGCCCGGATTATGTCGCCTAAATTGTTCTCTCTTAAATTCCCCGACGATTTCAACGGGGAACCAAAGGAAATGCCGGTTGGGGAGTATTTGACGCAAGATTACGGCATTTATGGCTCGATATGGCAATATCTCCAGGAGACAGGTATAAAATTAACGTTCTCAGATGCTAACGCCGTTTGTCTGGTCAAGCCAACGAACATGGACGACGACGATACAGAGTATTATAACCCGATGCCGTATATCTACCGGTCCGAGTATGTAATAGATTTCAAAGACGGTTATTATTATACTTTCTATTTTCCTGAAAAGAAAAAAGACAATAAAGTAATATCGGCAAAAATGCACATCGTTACAGCCGAATATTTACTTTACATTGAAATAGACGGCGAGAACAATTACACTTATGAGTTTGAGCCGCATAACTTGGGGGTCGTTCCGGCTTTCCGACTTGGTGGCCAGGCCGAGGGGGATTATTACCCGTATTGGTTTAGCTCTTTGATTGGAGGTGTTCAGCCACACTGGGACAAAGTGGTAACAATGACCTCAGACCTAGACGCCTCGATTGTTAACCACCTATTCCCGGAGCGGTTCGAATGGCAAGACGAATGCGACAGATGCGCCGGCAAAGGCTATATTGAAATCGAGGAACACGTAAGGGTCGGCGACCACTATGAGGACAGAATAGGTAAAAGGAATTGTTATCGATGCGAGGGGGCCGGTTACGTTACCAATAAAAGCCCGTTTGGCATTTACAGCATTAAACGAGACGCCATAAACCCAGACTTACCGAGCCCAATACCTCCCGCCGGGTATATCACAAAGGATATAGAGCCAATGAAGGAGTTAAAAGTTATGATAAACGACGAAATCTATAAAGGTTTTTCGGCTATCAACATGGAGGTTTTGCACAAAGTCGGGGCGGATCAATCGGGAGTAGCTAAGACAATAGACCGCGAAGACCTTTACGGCTTTTTGCAAAGGGTGTCTAATCACTTATTCGACTGGGTGGCTCGCAATATTGTCAACTTAACGGCTAGATGGAGATATTCGGAGGTACTTAACGTCGAGGACTACATACGAGAGATAAAACTATCAAAGCCTAAAGAGTTCGGGGCGTTGAATATGGAAATGCTAATGGCAGAACTAAAAGAGGCGGGGCAAGTATCGAGCAATTATTACAGACAGCTTGAAACGGAATTAGCACAGCGCAAATTTTCAACCAACGAAAAGGAGCTAAAAAAGAATTTGGCAATTATTAAGTTAAAGCCATTCCCGAATAAATCGATTGATCAATTACTAAGCGCGAACGCAATAAACGCGGTAAGGGAGAACGACGTTATCAGAAACGAAAACATTGACGAATTAGTAACCCAGGCAATTGAGGAGAACGACGGGTTTTTAGAGTTGAGCCAACAAGAGCAAATAGATTTTTTAAATACGATAATCGATAGGGATTACAAAGACGATTTTGACCCGCCGGTGCCGGTTGAATAATGGCAGAAAAAGAGACAGTAAGAGAGATAATTAACCTAACAGAGACAGCCGCGACAGTCTTTACAGAATCGGCCAAAACCTCTGAACGGGGTATTATTCTCAGAATAAATAGGTATATTAGGCTTTTAGAGTTGGACCAAGTCGGCAATATCAAGCCAACGACAACCAATTTTAGAATTGTCCGAGAGTTACGCAACGACATAGAGGCTATCGTATTGAATAAACAATACTTAGAACGTCTAGGGCGTTACTTGAGGACATTTAGCGAAGTCAAGGGGGTGACAGACGGGTTTTTTGGTGATGTCTCGACCGAGTTTATCGCAACTAAACCTTTGTTTGAGGAGATACTAGACTTTAGTGTTGAGTCGACCCGCAAGAGTTTAACTACTTCAGGGATCAACCAGTTTGTTATCGATCCTATAATGGACATAATTAACAAGTCTATTAGCTCTGGGGCGGCTCTTGCAGACATGGAGGAGGATTTAAGAACGGTTATTTTAGGGGACGAGAAGAGATTAGGAACACTTGAACGGTACACGAGCCAAATAACCCGCGACGCTTTAAACCAATATTCGGCTAATTATAACGAGGCTATTACTAAAGACCTTGGGATGGAATGGTATTTTTATAGTGGTGGTATTATTGACGACACGCGAGACTATTGTAAAAAGAGAAACGGTAAATATTTTCACAAAAAAGAAGTCGAGGACGTCCCGGCAGATTGGGCGGGCCGCATACCTGGGACAAACTCAAGCACGATTTTTATTTACCGGGGCGGCTACAATTGCCGGCATCTTTATTTATCTGTTATGGTCGAGGCGGTGCCCCGGTCAGTAGTGAGACGCAATATATCAAATGGGAATTACAAACCTTAATTAAATAAATTATTATGGACGATCAATTAGAAAAACTCCGAGCCTTATACGAGAAAACAGTAGGTAGGAAACCCGGACCCAATGCAAGGGCCAACACAATTATTACACGCCTGGAGAAAGAGGGCGTTGATGTTAGTATGTTTAAAACTCAAATCAATGAGACAGTACAAGAAGAACCCAAAGAGGAGGCCAAAGCCGAAGCCCCCAAAGAGGTAGCAAAACCAGAGCCGGCACCCAAAAAAGTAGTTGAGGTTATCAAAGACGAGTTAGTCAGGGGTCGAGGCCGAACAACTCAATATTTGGTTTACTTCAGGGGACAGGCTCGTTGGTGGACTCAGGCCAACATTGAAGCAATGCGATCTTATGCAAAAGAGATAGAATTTCCAGAGGGTACGCCGTACACAGGAGCGGCCACATATTCAAAATGTAAATCTTGCGGATAATGCCAAAGACGACAGAACTATTGAAAATACTAGCCGCCAAAACAGGGAATCAGAAATTGGCCCAATTGGCGGACGTAGAAACGCCTGAAATCCAAGACGAGGATTTTACAGCGTTTAGCGATCAGATTAACAGCCTTTTAACTGTTGAGAGTGCGGCGAACAACGCCGATGTTATCGCGGCGGTAACACCTAAAATCAAAGGAGGTATCGACGACGAGTACAAGGCACAAGTCAAAAAATCTATTTACACTCAGGCAGAGGAAAAACTAAAACCTCTTGGCGAGAAATTCGGGGTTGACTTGTCAGACATGAGAATAGACGAAATAGTTGACAAGCTCCAGGGCGTTAACCCTTCAAAGGCTAAAACTCAGGCTTACGAGGATTTGCAAAAGGAGTTTAAAAAGACTAAAAGCGAGTTTGAGGAGCAAATCAAAAAACAGCAATCAGAATTTGAGAATTACAAGATTGACAGTTTTCTAACTCAAAAGATGAACGGGGTAAAACTTGCCGACGCTTACCAGGAGCCGACACTTAAAAAGGCTTTGTTTGGAGAGGCTAAAAGCAAGATTAAGGGAAAGGCAATTATCAAGTTGGACGATAAGAGTGAAAGCGGCTATAAATTGCTAGACCCAAACAACCCTGAAATTGAGTTATTCGGACAGGATAACAACAAACTAAAGGTTGAGGACGTTTTTGATTCGTTTTTTGAACCGTACAAAAAGAAAAAGCCGACAAACGACCCTAACCCGAACAACCCACCGGTTAAAATTGATAAGAAAGACCAAGGGTTAAACGATAGGAGCGCGGCGGGGCTTATGCGATCCCACAGGGTCCAATATTAGATTCTTATTCACTTCTTCATATACCGAAAACTCAGCGTTGTTTCAATGTTGAGTTTTTTTATTACCTTTACACTGGACTTTAATCAAAGTCAACCTCTCACAAAGGCCGATCCGGCAAGCGAATAAAAAATTAATTAACTTTCAAACTCTTATAAAATGAGCTTTACTACCGCTTGGGTTGAGAGGTTACAGGCCGCTAGAACCCAACTATCACAGAACACAATTATAAATGATCCTGAAAACTATACTAAGCAGACAGGATTTTTGGATTTTCTATTAAATCCCGCTTTGAACCCTCGAACAATCGACGTTATCCAACAGAATAACAGCCGATCAAGCCAATATCGATCCGTTGAGGTTAGATATCAACCACACTGGGGGACAGAGGATTTAGTAACAACCGATTCGTCTTTAACTTGCGATAAGACCAACCAGAGAAGAGATTATATCGAAAACTATGATGTTGATCTTTTCGTGTCTTACAAGTTTACCCTCAACGAGGAGTATATCAGACAAAACACCGAGAACGGCGACAGCCAGGACCAGAGATTAGAAAGAGGATTTAGACAAGCTATGAGAAATTGTAGAGAGTCTATGAGTTCTCAACTATTGGCAAAAGCCGCCTCTTTGATGGGTTCTAACCCGGCTCAAGGGACAGGAGCGGGAAGCTACACAAGTCTCCAGTTATTGAACTCAGACGGTTCGGTTTCAATCGACACTTTCGACGATATCAAGAACGACCAAGAAGATAATTTTATGGGTGGACCTGTTGCAGTTATCGGTAAGGGTAAAATGCGAAAGTATTTTAACAGACTTGCGGTCGGTAACGTGAACACCAACGCCGGGGTCGATATCCTTTCAGTGGCTAACGAATTTGGTCAAATCCTTTACAAAGACGACGCCGTTGAGTCTGCGCTTGGTGGTGCCGACAGAGTGTTAGCTGTTTATCCTGGATTGACTCAGTTTTACGGCTACAACCTTTACAACGGAGCGTTTGCGAAAGTAACCCCAGACAACCTGATAAAAGGAACAATGCCAGACCCTATTTATGGGTTTGATTGGGATTACAAACTAAAGTATAACGAGGATTGCGACGACGATAACGGCCTCCAGGGCTCTTGGACTGTCACAGTTTTCAAATATTTCGATCTATTCACTGTTCCGTCGGATGCTTTCGGAGGCGTATATAGCGACCTCGGAGACTTCAACGGTCTAGTTGGTTATAACATAACTCAGGCATAATATGTCTAATTGTAGGAAAAATATAGGATCATTTACCGACTTGGCCAACTGTCAGTTTGAGTCAGGTCGAGTAAATGGCCTTGCATTTGTTACCGAGGAAAAGGCGGAGATCGCAGACGCGACACCTTCTCTTTGGTCCGACCCGTCTTTTTGGAATGCCGAGGATTATTCAGGGGATATCCTAATTCACCAAAAAGTTTCGGGGAGCTACACCGGAGCGGGGGCGACCTCTCCAGGTAAGGGAACGCAACTAGAGAGAAACACCGGAATGACCCACACCCTAACGACCAGAATAGAAGGGGTTAAAGGAAATACCGAGTATTTTAATGATCTCATGGTTGCGGATAATTACAGACCTGTTTGGGTTGGTGATTTCTACAATATCTTATTTGTGGCAACTACCAACGCAAGGATTACCCCAGTATTGATCCAGGAGGACGACTTGGGGACGATCTTAGAATGGGAGGTCACAAGCGTATGGAGTGACATTAGATTACCGTACACTTACGACGTACCGGCGGGTATCTTTAACTAATCATTTTCGGATAGTTTCATAATACGTCTAATTTTGGTTAAACCCCTGTATTATTACGGGGGTTTTTCTTTATATTGCAATTATGAAACTATCTATTTTAATCCCTACATTGCCGGTAAGACTACCGAAATTAACTAAGTTATTAGACCACCTCAACAGCCAAATTGGAAACCGCAAAGTTGAAATACTATTTCTAGGAGATACCAAAACGAGAAGCGTTGGAGAGAAAAGAAACCAACTAATCGATTTAGCCAAGGGCGAATATATCACTTTCATCGACGATGATGATTGGGTTTCGGACGATTACATAGAAGATATTTTTACGGCCTTGGAGACAGGCATAAGACCCGATGTCGTTTCTTTCACAGTCGAGAGAACCTACAACGGGGAGAAACCTAAATTGATGGTTTACGATACGGTGACACCAAGGCCCCGGAACGTAAACGGGCAATATAAACTTTGTTGTAACCACCTTTGTGTCTGGAGGAAAGCGGTAATAAACGTAAAATTTCCAAATAAATCATTAGGCGAGGATCATGATTGGGCTATGTCCATGTTAGACCACTATCAGACCCACCGACAGATAAATAAAGTTTTGTATTATTACCGTTACTCTTCCAGAGAAAGCGAAACCCACCAAGTAAGAATATGATTTTAGTTAATTTGTTAATGTTCATAGTGTTCGTATTGGTTACGGTTGTGGCCTATCTCGAACGAAGAGTTAGACGATTAGAGGACCAAATAAACGACAGGAATGATAACACTATTCGTTAATTACTTCAAACACCCACGGGGCCAAAGACGGGTCGAGATTGACAAAGCGTTAGAGCTTAACGTTAAAAACAAGCACATCGACAGAATAGTTGTATTGTCCAACGATCCGGTCCCAATTGAGAGCCCAAAGATTGAGGAGTACCCCGTTGAGAAAATACCTATTTTCAAGGACTTTACAGACTTGTTTGAGGCTGATAGCATAAACGTGCTATCAAACGCCGACATAAGCTACAACGACACAATTAGACACGTTAACCGCATGGCTCCGGCGGATGCCTATTGTATAACCAGACACGAAATGAACGCCAAGGGTCACAAAATCCATTTTGCCCAATTCCACGGAGCGGGAGTAAAACCGCAATGGAGCCAGGACACTTGGGTAATTAACGGCAAATGTAAGGCCCGGATTCCGGAGACGGTATTAGCCCAACATTTAGTTACGGGGGAGTTTGATCATATCCCTTTCGGTATGGGTGTCCCTGGTTGCGATAACTTAATGGCCTATTATCTTGGGTCTGTTTACAACCTGAAGAACCCACAGATGCAAATAGTTTGCGCTCACCACCACATTAGCCAACAACGACCCGTTTATAGCCACCGAATGACTGGGGCACGCTCTAAATGGGGGAATCTTAGACGAGTAGATAATTTTAACTTATGATTGTATCGTATCAAATAGGGGTCGACATGGGAGGAAATCCTATTGTCTGTTTCCATAAAATAGCCAGATCAAACAGGTACGCAAGGCGGAGAAATAATAAGCTGCTTGATAAAATTTATCGATTATGAAGATTTTACACATAGGGTTAACCGTTAACGGGAGAGGTGAGGGGCTTTCCGGAGCGTTCCTAAACTCAGGGCACGAATATAAGGAATTGCCGGTTGATAAATTGCTACCTGTCAAACTACGAAATTTTGATTGGTCCCCTGATTTGGTGTTTTGCCAAATTCAAAATGACATAGGGTTAGAAATAGTCGACAGTATAAAGGCACTCCAGAAAAAAGGGGCTTTCGTTCTGAATTGGACCGGCGACGTTCGCGACACTATCCCTGCTTGGATGCTTAGATTTCCGGCGGACTTGACGACCTTCAGCAACAACCGAGACGTTAAAAACTTTTCGGGCAAATCAGCCTTTTTGCAAATAGGCTTTGATCCGAAAACCTATAAGAAATGGGAGAACACAGAAGGGCACGACGTTGTATTTATGGGCAACGAGGCGCGAATTTTTCCAGAGTCAGCCGCAAGACGTTCAATGATCCAAAAGATCAGAGCCAATATAAAAGATTTTGCCGTTTACGGGGGTTACCCTGGAGCCGCCGGGAGTCTTAACCCCGATCCAAAAAACCCGTTTCCTATTCAGTCTCAAGAATCTAAAATATACTCAGGCTCAAAAATCGGGATCAATTACAGCCATTACACGATTCCGCGATATACCTCCGATAGAAT